TCCGATGGTCTCACGCCTTGCAGCGAGCATTGAATACTGCGAGGGGCAGATCTCGCAATCGCGCAAGAACAAGAAGCTGATCGAGGAGGGCATGAAGGAAGACAAAAAGAATGGATGGGATACGCCTGATCGGGTACAGGATGACAAGGACCGACTGCTATTCCACGACAAGAACATAAAGCACAGCAAGAAAATGCTGCAGGTGAACTACAGCAAGCTCGGCGCTCTGCTGATGGGTGTTCCTGCTGCCGCAGGTCTGGCGAGTCGTAATGGGACTCTGAGGCTGCGTGATGATCCGGACAGCGATCGCCCGTGGAGCCCAGAGGGCCCGGATCTTGAGAAGATGACGGCCCGCGTGCAGCGTCAGGTTGAGACCTATGGCGATGTGGGGGCTACCAGCACGAACACCGTGGGAGGCGGGGTAGGTCATACCGAATACCGGCTGGTGACCTTTATCCATGAGGTCGGCCACATGGTTCAGTTCGCTTCCGGGGATGCTCGGAACACAATCCCGAAGCTGTCTGATGAATTGAAGGCGGAGCTCAAGATGATGGAGCCCGACTCGATTGGTGGTGGCTCACTGGTGGGTCCGAACAAACACTTCGTCTCGGACTACTCGACCACCAACGGCCTGGAGCTCTTCGCCGAGAGTTTCGTCGCCTTCGTGGCGGCCCCGGAGCAGCTTCGACGCCGATCCCCGGCTGTCTACGCTTGGGTCGACGACACCCTGCGGCGCGCAACAGCAAATCCGACGCTGCCACCAACACCGGTGACTTGAGGCCATGGAGCAACGACACAAGGACGAGCTGCTCGACTGGCTGAAGCGCTATCGGGCGGCGACTGGCAAGGCGCGGCAGCGTCTGGCGCAGAAAGTCGAGGCCTACACCGCGGCGCTTGCCGGTGTCGACGAGCAGATTTGGCTGTCGACACTGCTGGAGCACATGCAGGACGACACCCCGCTGGTGATGGTGGCCAGACAGGCCGATCTGGCTGTGGCAGAGCTGCGGACCTTGATGGCGCCCGAGGCGATGCTCCCAGCGGCCCTTGGCTCCGGTAGATGAAGGCTCTTGGGGCATGCCGACTCGCCTGACCACAATCGATGCCCTGGTCGAGCGGGTCGCCCGGCTGGATGCCCGGATCCGCCAGGCCCCGGGGCAGCTCAGCCTCGATCTCACCGGCGGCAATGGAGTGAAGTGCGGTGACGGCTGGATCTCCCCCGACAAGACGTGCCGGAAAGGCAAAAGGTCACAAAAGCCGCTGCACCCCCTGATTCAGGAGACGGTGCGTCGCCGGGCGGAGCGTGAGAAGGCCGCGGCTGCCCCCAAGCCTGCCGCGGCGCCCCCCGCCGGCGCACATCCCAGCGTCACCACGGGCCCTGACGGGGCGGTGCTGATCAACGGCAAGGCCCCTCTGAAGACCCTGGGCAGCGGCGCCTTTGGGGACGCCTACATGGCAGACACCGCTGAGGGCCCGATCGTCGTGAAGGTCGACCGGCTCAGCAATGGCGACCCGAGAGAGTCCGATCCATCCGTCTCCAAGGTTCAACAGCGGCGGAACATGGTCGAGCGCGAGCGGGCCAACATGCAGCGCGCGCATGAACTGGGCCTCGCAGCGGAGCCGCTTGGCCCGGTGCAGGAACTCCCTGATGGCCGGTTGGCCTTCGCCTACCGGATGATCCCTGGCGTGAAGCTGGCAGATGATCACCGCTCAACATCGACCACCCCGGAGGCGCGGGCGATCCTCGAGCAACCCGGGGCCCTGGGCCGCTACGCGGAGGGGATCAAGCGGATCGCGCGGACTCTGGCCGATGCTGGCTTCGATCACGGCGATCTGCACCCGGGAAACATCCTGATCGGTCCAGATGGCACGCCGTCGCTGGTGGACTGGGGCTTTGCGGAATCGGCAAAGGCCTACCAGCAGGCCGGCCCGGCGTCTGCGCCGCATGAGGTTGCCACCCGCGAATCCAGCACCCTCTACGTGCTGGGTGGAGGGATGATCCAGGTGAACCGAGGGATCGATCGGGACCAGGTCACCTTCGGGTATTCGGTCAACACCGCTCCCAGTGCCGTGGAGGTGGGCGACGCGACACGCAGAGCTGGCGATGCCTACCGGCGTGTCATCGATGCTTTCGACGACGAATGGATCGACGCCAACGATCCAGGCAACGTCGGCGAGCGGATCCGTGAAACGAACCGTCTGGTGAGGGAGCGGGGCCTGTCCTTTGCCGATGCAGAGAGAGAAGCGGGCCTCAGGCCTAGGCTGACCCCAGACGTGATCCAAAGGGCTGAACAGGCCCGGGATGCCCACTTCGGCCCGGCTGACCTGGCCGCCTACCGGCAGCGGGTCGACGAGCACTATCGACAGTGGCGCGATCTCTGACCATGGACACACCTCCCCACATCCTCGCCTGGTGCGCCATGCAGAAAGCCATCGAAGCCGGCGATCACGCGGCCGCCGAACGGCACCGTCAGGACTGGATCAGGGCGCAGACCCAAGGCCCCACCCGGAACGATGCCGCCGAGGAGCCTGCTCAGGAGGAAGGCGGCATCGACTGGGCCAACGTGGCCAGCGAGGTGAACACCATGCTGCAGCTGAACCAGGCCGCCAACGATGCCTGGCAGGGCCAGCAGGGCGGCAAGGGCAACCGGAAGGGAGAAGACAGCTGATCTAGGGGATCAGAGGGCCAGCAGCAGGGACGGGCAACAGTTGAGCACCTGGCAGAGGGCCCGCAGCCGGCCGGGCGTGGGTGCCAGCTGTCCTCCCTCGACCTTTGCCACCCATGGGTGCTGCACACCCAGCTGATCGGCGAGCTGCGCCTGGGTCATGCCCCGGGCCGTGCGCAGCACCCGGACCCGACCGCCCAGAACGCTGAGAACGTAGTCGTCTGGTGCAATCGCGTACACGTTCCGATCGGGAACATTTCACCTGAACCATACACATTGGCCTGCATCCTGTAGCGAGGATTCGATTGGCCATGAGCGAAGCGCTGCGCTTTGACCGCGCCGAGATCTCGCCCGACTGGGAGGAAACTCCCGAGGGCTACTTGCGCATCAAGGCCACCTTCGCGCGCACCGGTCTGCAGCGCTATCGGCGGCAGGACGGCAGCGAGGCCATCGAGTATCGGCCCGAGGAGGAGGTGTCCAAACAGGACGCCCTGCTGTCTCTGGCCAACCTCCCGGTCACCTTGGAGCATCCGCCGGAGCTGCTGACACCTGACACGTGTCGGCAGTACCAGCGGGGCCACACCGGCTCCCTGGTGGAGTACCGCACCCCGTTTGCTGTCGGCTTCGTCACCGTGACGGACCGCGAAGCGATCGATGCCGTCAAGCGGGGTGATGCCCGCGAGGTGTCGGTGGGCTATCGGGTCAAGTTCGATGCCACCCCTGGCACGACGCCCGATGGCCAGCGGTACGACGGCGTGCAGCGGGAGATCTCCGGAAATCATGTCGCGATCGTGCGCAAGGGCCGAGCAGGCCCTGACGTGCGCTTGCACATGGATTCCGCGACTGCCGTTGACCCCTATCCGGCCGGCGAACAACCCCAATCCCAAGAGGAGGAAACCATGACCGCTGTGGCTGCGCTCAGCAACGCCACCGAGGCCCTCGCTACTGCCCTGTCGGCTCAGGTCCGAGCTGACGCCAAGGGCAAGAAGAAGCCCCCCATGCCCGCCATGGAGGACGACGAGGTCCGCGAAGGCAGCGAAGAAGAGGACGACGAAATGATGGAGGACGAGGAAATGGACGGCGGTGCCGCCAACCTCGGCTCCTACAAGATCGCCAAGAAGGACGGCTCCATGGCCGGCATGGTCCCCAAGGCCATGTACGACAAGGCCTGCGCTGAGCGTGACGATGCGATCGCGGCCCATGAGCGTGACCTCGGCCGTCTTGATGCCCTGGTTGATCGTCTCGACTCCCTGGAGCTCGAGGTTGACAGCCGCGTCGACTCCGACATCGATCTCGACGCCCTGGTGTCGGCCCGTCTGGAGCTGATCGATCGCGCCACCGCCATCACTGGCGAGCGGCCCACGTTCGATGGCCTCTCGGACCGCGAGGTGATGATCGACGCCCTCACGCAGGTGGGTGTCGACGCCGATCGCTTTGAGGGTCGTTCCGACGACTACGTCGCCGCCACCTTCGATGCCTATGCCGAGCAGGGCATGGGCCGGATCGACAGCGCCGACCCGCTGGCCGCGGCCCTCGGCGGCATCCCCATGAGCTCCGGAGGGCAGGACGCCGCCCGTGAGCGCATGATCCGCGGCGCGCAGGAGAACTCCCGCAAGCCGCTCACCATCACCAAAGGAGCGTGACCATGGCCCAGACGTTCACTCCCACTGCTGTCACCTCCGGCGAGGGTACGCAGTTTGACTACCCCCTCCAGCTCGATCGGGGCCTGGTGGGTCAGATCGCCGACCTGTCGATGAGCCGGGTGATCACCGGCGCCAACGAGACCGGCAATCTGCTGGCCTTCGGTGTGCCCGTGGCCGCCAACAGCGGTGGTCTGCTGGCCAACAGCTGCCAGCTGGCCACCGGCGCCGGCGCGATCCTCGGCATCACCGCCCGCAGCGCTGTCCACGAGAAAGTGGGCATCCCTGCCCCTGGCGCTGCCCCCTCCTACAGCGAGGGCATCCCCAACCTCAAGGCCGTCAACATCCTCACCCGGGGGACGATCCTGCTGGAGGTGATGGAAGCGGTCGCACCTGGCGATGCGCTGCGCTTCCACAAGAGCGGCACCAATGCCGGCAAGTGGGGCAAGACCGCCAGCAATGGCAACACCCTCGCGCTGGCTGCCGGCGGCTGGGTGATTCGCAAGGCCGGCGCCGCTGGCCTGCTGCTGGTGCTGGAGATCAACACTCCCGCCCAGCTCACGTTCACCGCTGACACCGCAGGTTGAGGTAACCACCGATGACTGTTCGCATGGACAACGCCACGCCTGGGGTTTTCCTCCAGCGTGAGCTTGAGCACATCCTTCCCAAGGTCTACGAGAAGATCTACGCGGAGATTCCCTACTCCCGGATCATCCCCGTTTCCAACGAGGTGCCGGAGGGTGCGGAAACCTACAAGTACGAGATCTACGACGCCGTTGGCGAGTTTGATCTGATCTCGGACTTCGGCGATGATCTGCCCACCTCCGACGTGCGGCGTGGCGAGATCGTCAACACGATCCGCAACTTCGCCGGTTCCTTCCGGTACACCACCGAGGAGATCCGCAAGGCCCAGTTTGCCAAGGTGAGCCTCGAGCAGCGCCGCGCCGATGCGGTGCGTGAGAGCTACGAACGGCGCGCCAACAAGGTCGCCCTGTTCGGCTACCCCGGCACTGGCCTCCGCGGTTTCTTCAACCATCCGGTGGTCGACAAAATCGTTGTCTCCGGCTCGTCCAACGACAGCTGGTTCGATGGTTCCGGTATCACCCCGGACGGCATGCTCGCCATCCTGAACGAAGGCATCACCTACCAGGTGAACTCTTCGAGGATGGTGGAGAGGCCCGACACGATGCTGCTTCCCTACAGCGTCTACCGGAAGATCAGCACCACCCCCCGCAGCACCACCTCGGACACCACGGTGCTCGAGTATTTCCTGCGCACCAATCCGTACATCACCCAGGTGGAGCCCATCAATGAGCTCGACCCGGATAACTCCGGTGGTGTTCTCACGAAACCCCGGATGGTGATCTACAAGCGCGATCCCGGCAAGCTGCAGTTCCATGTGCCGATGCCGCTGAAGTTCCACCCACCGCAACCGCGGAACCTGGCCTGGAGCGTTCCGGCTGAGGCAAAGATGGCCGGCGTGGCCCTCTACTACCCCAAATCCATCACCTACGTCGACAAGGCCTGATCCATGTCACTTGCCATTGCCTATACCCCCGAGCTGGCCGATCCCATCCTTGCCACCGTTCCCGGTGGTTCGGTTGTGATCGCCTTCCCTGGAGAAGAGAAGAGCCTGGTTCTCAACCCCGGCAACAACTTCAACATCGACCAGGAGCTCTGGCAGCGCGCACAGGAGCTCTCCAGCGTCCGCGAGATGCTGGAGCAGCGCCTGGTGGAAGAGATTGATCTCTCCACCGAAAAGGTCAACGAGACGCCGGCCGCGGCCGTGGTCTCGATCGCCCGGACCGAGAAGCGTGCGGCCCTGCGGCTGATCCATCACAGCCGTGATGCCGAGCAGCTCAAGGCCTGGCATGACGTGGACGAGCGGATGGAAATCCGCAACGCCTGCAAGCGCCGCATGGCCGAGATCGAAGAGGGCAACGGCTGACCATGGCGATTCCCAGCCGATCGTCGTTCCTGGCCCGCTTTCCTGAGCTGGCGATTCATCCCGATGCTGTCGTGGATGGCTCGCTGGCCCTGGCCGGCCGTGTCTGCAGCGCATCGATCTGGGGTGATCTCCACAGCGACGGGGTCGCCTACTACGCCGCCCATCTGGTCACCCAGCGGGTCCGGCAGGTGGGGGCCTCCGTCAACCAGTCCACTGCCGACCCATCCGGAGAGGGTGTGATGAGCACCTTCTACGGGCAGCAGTACGAGGCCCTGCGCCTCACCCTGCCGATCACCGGTTTTGTGGTCTGATGCCCCTCCCCATCGCCGCCTACGCCCCCCACGGCAATGCCCAGCTGACCTTCACGGTCAGCGGCGGCACCGTGACGACGGATTCGACCACTGGCAATCCCATCGCCAGTGTCGAGACCCTTGAGTACCTGGCGGCGGTGAAGCTCTCCGGCCCGAACTGGCAGAAGGTGGAGGGGGCCGACACCACCATCTACCGCTGCACTGGCCGTCTGCTGTTCCCCGCGGTGCTCGACCCGCGGATCACGAACGGCAGCAAGGCCGCGGCGGTGATCAACGGCTACGTCGGCCGTTTCGAGCTGACGTTCGATTTGGACATGGACGACACCGTCTACTCCACGGTCCGGCAGTCGATCACCGGCACCTTCCGGGTGGTGGGCGGCAAGCAGCTGCCAACCCCACCATCGCCCGTTCCGTAGGAGAGAGCCATGCCCCTTGATCTGCGCATCGACGACGCCCTCAATGAGGCCTGGGACGACCTGTCGGCCTACATGGGCCGTCGGTTCACCAATGAGATCAGCGAGGAGAAGTGGGAATGGCCGCGTGACCCGTCCCCAAGGGACATCGTGGACACCGGCAACCTGCGGCGCAGCCTGCGGATCACCCGTGGGCTGGATTCCAGCCAGCTGGAGACCTACTTCGACTGGACAGCCCCCTACGCCTCAGTGGTGCATGACGGGGCCGTGTTCAAGGCGACCGATGCGGAGGGCAATGCCCGAAGCATGCCGGCCCGTCCGTGGACAAGACCCGTCCTCTACAACCCTGAGTCGCTGGTCCGCTACTTCCAGGCGCGCTTTGCGCTGGCAATGCGGCGGAGGGCCGGGCAGTGACCGTTCCTGCTCTGTTCGGCGCAACGATCCCCCAGCTGAGGCAGGCCCTGCTCGATCTGTTTGGCAGCGAGTTGGGCATCTACACCCTGCCGGATGGCAGCACCCAGCCGGCCCTCTACGTGGTCGGATCACAGCAGGTGCCGCCGGACTGGCGCGTGAGTGGCATCGAATGCGTGCTGCTCGACGCACCCCCCTTCCAGAGCCTGGGGGGAGTCGGAATGCTCAAGGCCAATCGGATCTGGACGTTGCAGTTCCGCTGCTACGACACCGATCAGACCCTCAACGCCGTCCAGCTGCTGGCGTTCAGGGCCTGGCCATGGGCTCAGCCGCGTCGGCTGCCGGCAACTGACGACACCTACGAGCAGCTCACCTACGAGCTGAACGATCCCGTTCTGATCACGCCCCTATAGGAGGACCCCATGGCTGATTTCGCGATCGGCGCCGCCTTTCACAAGGCGCACCGCACCCTCGTCCGGGCTGTGCCCCTGACGCCCCCCAACCGCCTGTTTGCCACCCGCGACAGCGCCGGCTTCGTGACCCTGCCGACCCTGCCCCCGGGCCAGGGCTACATCGAGATGCAGGGGGTCACGTCCGCCAGCTTCCAGGTTGACGACTCCGACCAGGATTTCCGCCTGCTGGGTGACGACGGCTGGACCGACTCGGTCACCACCGGCGCCATGGTCCGCAGTTCGATGCGGAGCTACTTCATCAAGAACATTGAGATCCCCGGCGGCAGCACCGTTCCGCAGTTCCGCGGTGACTACTCCGAGGACTTCGCCCTGGTGGAGCGCACCCGCTACGACAAGGAGTTCGAGATCTACTTCGAGCTCCTCAAGGAGATGGGCCGCCTCAATGGCACCAGCGGCGACTACATCTACGACTACGCCGGCTTCAACGGCGTCATCCGGAACTTCAACGACGGTGGCCAGGCCGAGGGCCTCACCGAGATCAGCTTCGACGTGATGAGCCGCGGCCGCCCGGTGTTCGGTCGGTACAACGCCGGATCGAGCCCGCTCAGCATCGGCCAGATCCAGTCCTCCCTGCTTTATCTGGTGAACGGCACGCGCCAGGCCGCTGTGGTGCCCGCCGACAATGCCACCAGCGTGGTAGTGAGCAACGACCTCACGGTCACCTACACCAGCAATGGCACTGCTGCTCTCACCCAGCTGGCGCTGGGCGACAGCAGCGGCAGCGGCTTCCGCCTCGAGGTGGCTTCTTCCGGAGTACAGGTTCCTGCTGTCGTCTCCCTGGGTGGTGCCGGCACCAACGTGGTCACCATCAACCCAGCGGCCGACCTGGCCGCGGCCACCATCTACCGGCTGCGTGTCGCCGATGGCGCCATCACCCAGGCGGTCGACAGCAACGGCACTGCTTCCTCGTCCGGCACACGCCGGCCGCTGCAGGGATTCACCACCACCTTCCGCACCGCGTGATGCACCTACGGTGCAACGTGACGGCCTTAGCCCCGGCACTGCCGGGGCTTTTTCATGCAGTTCCATCCATTGCTGCAGGACCCCACCGGCCGGGTGTTCCTGATTCACTGCAACGTAGAGGTTGCAGCTGCGCATGTCGCCCTGCTCGTGGTTGATGGCTCAATCGAGGATGAATGGCTGCAGGTAGCCGATGGCATGGCCCAGCGGCTTCACCTCCCGGCCGCGAGCTATCTGGTGCAACTTCCGGCAGAAGTTGTTGGCCAGTCGGAGCGGTACAAAGGGTATGACTGCGTCCTCCCCCTCAAGAGAATTGCATGAGTAGCAAAGAGCTGCTGTTTGAGTCTTTCGCGACGGAGTACGAAACGATCGGCAAGCTGCGTTTTCGCCGCTATCGCGACCTCCTCGGTGCCGAGGTTGGCGAGATGGAGGGCAACCAACGGCAGATGACCCAGGCCACCCTGTCGTTGATGACGCTTGCCAAGCGAATCAGCGACGCCAAGGGAATCCCGTTCGATGAAGTCATCACCCAGGTGACATCTGGCAACTTTGCAGACCTGCCCTGGATTGCAGAGTTCAGCGAGGAGGCCTTCATGCTGATCAGCAGCATGCCCAACCAGACGAGCCTGGATGACCAGCTGATCACCCTGATCGTTCAGAGCCGGGCCGAGATCGAGACCGAGGAAGGCTGGCAGCCAGTCGACGGCTGGGAGCTGGCCGACTCGAAACGGCTACCGCGCCGCTTCCGCCAGCGCATCCTCGAGTTCATCAATGCCGAACAGAGCGGAGAGGAGCCGGCCGCGGCAAGCAAGGGAAAGGGAAAGGCGTCGGCCGCAAGCTGAGCGTCGACGCCCAGATCACGCAGCTGCGCAACGCCCTGCAGGCCCAGCCGGTCGACTGGAACGAGATCTACGTGGCGATCAACGCCAGCGGCTTTGCCGATCCGCGGTTCCATGCCGCCAACTTCGGCCGTCAGCCCTGCCGGCAGATCTGGAAGGTGCTGGAGCTGATCCTCCGCCGGGAGCGGGAGCGCACCAATGCCGCGGCCCTGGCGACCGCCAAGCTGGCGACGCTGGTGCAGAGCGTTGCCTCCATGGGCAAGGCCACACCACGCCTCGAGGAGTGGTTGCCCTACGAGCTTGAAAGGCCCGATGGCCGGCCGCGGCTGGCGGCTGATGCTGCCCAGACGCTGCGGGAATTGATCCAGGCCAGGGCATTGCCGATGCCGCTGATCGCATTCCTGATGGAAGACCTCAAGAGCGCGGATGTGCTGCGCTGAAGCACCGGCAGAATGAGGAAATGAGATAGGGATCGGTGGAGGGGATCAGCCTCGGCTCAGCGTTTCTGCGCCTCTATGGCGACCGCAGCGCGCTGGATCGCGAGCTCGAGACCCTCAAGCGCTACACCGACCAGCTGGAGCGCCAAGGGATCAAGGTCAAGTTTGACGCGGACACCGGTCAGGCGAGCCGAGAGATCGATGCCGTTCAGAACCGCCTCAACGGCCTGAACGAAATCCTCCGACGGGTTGGGGAAGGCCTTCGCGGTGATAGCAGCGCATGGGCAGGGCTGACCCAGGCACTGGGAGGCATTGGCGGCGCGGCCGGTGGTGCGGGCGGCGGGTTGGGACAGCTGGGTGGGGCCCTGGGCGGCGCCATGGGGATGGCCAGCCGGGCCCTGCCGGTGCTGGGTCAGCTCGGACTGGCGGCTCAGGGCCTGCAGGCCATTTTCTTCGGCGTGTCAGCCGCGGTGAACAGCGTGCTGGGGCCGCTGCAGCAGCTGTCGCAGGAGGCCGGCCGCTTCAACCAGCAGGTGGCAGAGGCCGGGATCTTCACCTCCCAGTCGTTCGCGATCCTCGGACCTGACGGGAAAGGCATCGAGGGCACCGCCAATCAGATGCGGGCTGTCCGGGGGGTCATCACCCGGGAGTTCAAGGAGATCCAGAAGGAGGTCGCGCAGATCTCTGGCGCCACCTCAGCCGAGATATACGAGGGCTTCAACCTCATCCTGCAGAACTCCGCGTCCTTGGGCGAGAAGGGCCAGGACCTGGGCAACATCCGGAAGCTCTCGACGCGCGTCGCTGCCGCGGCCAACACCCTCGGCGTGCCGGGCCAGCAGCTGCGCTCTGAGGTGCAGAGCCTGGTGACAGGCGACGTCCAGATGTACGACCAGCTGGCCATGAAGCTCTATGGAGCAGGGGCCAGGGAGAAGATCCAACAGCTGCAGTCGGAGGGCAAGTATTACGACGACCTGATGCAGAAGCTGGAGAAGCTCTACGACGGTCAGAAGGTCCTCGCCGCTTCCCTCTCCAACGTCCAGAGCAACTTCCAGGACGTCTTCCAGACAATCGCGACAGAGGGTGGCCAGGCCCTGGAGCGTGGTCTGGCCCGGGCCATGCAGGCCGTGCTGCAGCCCCTGAATGCCCTGCAGGGATCGTTTGCGGGGCTGATGCGCAGCCTGTCGGAAGGCCTGGAGCCCGTAGTGGTGATGGTCGGGGAGATCGTCGGCTGGCTGGTGCCGCTGGGTTCAATCCTGGCGTCTGTGCTGAGGCCGGCCCTGGAGCTGATCGGTCTGGTGGGTGGCCTCGCCGGCCTGGCGCTCCCCTTCCGGCAGTTCGGCGAGATCTTGACGGTGATCGCCAAGGTCTTTGAGCTGTGGGCAGCCCGGATATCCGCCCTGCTGCGACCATTCGGCACCTTCCTGCGGGTCCTCACCCAGGTGCAGGGGCAGTCCCGGGAGCAAGGCTTCCAGGCCATCCTGAAGTTCTTCGACGACCTGATCGAGAAGGCTGACGCGGCCGCGGCGGTTGTCGCGCGCCCGTTTGTTGAGCTGGCCAAGCGGATCGTCTGGATTCAGGGCAAGCTCGGCGGCCTATCGGACAAACAGATCCTGGGCCGCCAGGCAGACGTGGAGGCGGAGTTCACAAACTCCCTCGGTGGCGGCGAGATCCCCGAGCTGCGCTCCCTCAACCTCCAGCGCTCCACCACTGAGCTGCTGGAGGCGCGAAACGCCAGGCTGGGCACCGGTAGCACCCGCCGGCTGAATGAGGCGAAGGAGCTCTCCCAGCTGGTGCAGGACCGCATCAAGAACGAGGTGCAGGGCCTCGAGCAGGCCCTGCGGCTCATGGGCGCCCAGAAGACCCTGCAGGAGCAGCTGAACCAGCTGGCGGAGGGCCGCCGCGGCCTGCAGTCCTCCCGGGCCAACTTCGCCGTGCAGCTGGCCTCCTCGCCGGAGGCGCGCCTGGAAGCCGAGGAGCGCCGCAACGATCTGGCGCTGCGGCAAGAGCAGGAGCGGATCAACGAGCGGCGGGCCCTGCTCGGCACTGAGCGGGAGATGCTCCAGATGCAGCTGCAAATCCAGCTACGGCAGCAGCGCCTGCAGCAGGAGCAGCTGAAGATCCAGCGGCTGGAGATCCAGATCCAGCGCGACAAGTCTCAGGCGGCCATTGCCGACATCCGGCAGCGGATGATGACGGTGCGCAGCAACACGACCGAGTACCAGGGCTTCCTGCGCCAGTACCAGGAGGCCGCGGCCGAGCTGAAGCTCCGCAACCAGCAGCTTGAGGTGGTCGACCGAACGGTGGGGCTGCAGAACGAGATGGTCGGCGTGATCCAGCAGACGAACGCACTAGAGGAGCGGGGCCTGGGCATCCGTGAGCAACAGCTGGGCATCCAGGCCGAGATGGCCGGCCTCACCCGCGAGCAACAGGCCTTGATGGCCGATCTGCAGCGGCAGGAGCAGGACATCAACAACGAACGGGACCGGCAGCTGCGGGGCCTGGTGTGGCTCGGCGGCGAACGTGAGAAACAGATCCGCGATCTGCAGTACGAGGAGCGATCTGCCGAGAAGCTGGCGCGGCTGGCCGAGAGCCGGCTGGAGGTGCAGAAGTCGCAGACCAGTGCCGCTCTCCAGGCGGCGGAGGCCGAACTGAAGGTGGTGCAGGCGCAGCAGCAGGCGGCCGAAAACCCCACTTCGGTGCGGGCGGTGATCGGTGCGCAGATCGAAGCGCTCGCCGCCGGTGCCGAGGGCTTCGTGAGCGAAGCAGAGGCCACCCGCAGGGTGTACGACCTGAAGCAGCGGCAGCTCAACCTCGAGCAGGAGCAGCAGCGGCAGCAGCTGGAGCTCCAGCAGATGCGCGAGCGATCGGAGCAGCGGATCTTCCAGCTGAACATGGAGCGGCAACTGTTCGAGCAGAAGGGCATCCAGGCGCGGCTGCAGGCGGAGCGCGACCTGTTGGGGCTGCGGTCGCAGCGGGATGCCCTGTCAGCGACTGCAGCGGCCTCTGTGGCACCGGTTGGCGCCGGAGGAGGGGACGCCACCTCCATCCCGATCGGGACGTGGGTTGGCGGCGGTGGGCCAGCGGCTCCGGTGCTGCCAGCTCGATCAGCAGCAACTGGCGGCGGCAACCTCAGCAGTCAGGCCAGGGCCCTGGTCGCTGCAGCCGGCAAGCTCGGCGTGAGCCCTCTGGATCTGGCCACGATCATCGGTTTCGAGACAGGCGGCACCTACAGCCCCTCGAAATGGGGCGGCGCCGGTGGCAACTACATGGGCCTGATCCAGTTCGGCCCCAACGAGCGCAGGGCCTACGGCGCCAACGAGCGCCAGAGCTTCGAGGAGCAGGTGCAGGGGCCTGTTGTGCGCTACTTCCAGGACCGGTTCAGTGGGGTCGGCATGTCCACCCAGGGGGCAGACCTCCTGACGCTCTACCGGACGGTGCTGGGAGGCAATCCCAAGGCAAACATCGACAGCCGGGATGCGTTTGGCACCTCCCCCCGTAGCGGCGTGGGGCTGATGGCTCCGCACAGGGCAGAAGCCCTGAGGCGCTTCTTTGGTGGGGATCCGGCCAACATCCCAGGCGCAGGCATGGCGGCAGCGCCGGCGGCACCGGTCACCAGCAACACGAACGCGCTCGAAGCGAACACAGACGCGCTCGATCGCTCGATCGACCTCAGCAACCAGCTGATCGACCAAATCAAGGAGCAGCGAGACGTCTTCACCCCGAAACTCGAGCAGCAACTGGCGAACACACGCCAGAACCTCACCGCCACGCAGCAGGCGCAGCAGGACGCGTTGAGGCTTGAGCGAACCCGAGCAACCCTCACCGCCGATGTACTGGGGACGCCACGCGGCCGGATGGCTGCCCAGATGACCGAAGCGATCGCCGGCACGATCGGCAGCAGCCTGCGAGGGGTCATGGGGCAGCTGTTCCAGGGGCAGGGCTTCGATCTGGCCGGCCTGGCGGAGGGGATCAGCCAGTCGATGGCGGAACGCTTTACCGGGGCACTGATCGATGCCGCCTTGGCGCCGATCGAGCAGGCGATCACCCAGAACCTGTTCCGGCAGTTCAGCGGCGTGGACGTGGAGGAGCAGGCGCGGCAGGTGGCCCAGCAGCAGGCGGCCGACGGGCAGCAGCGGGCAGCGGACACCATGCAGCGAGCGGCCGACACGATGCTGCAGGCGGCCCAGGGGCCAGTGGCAGCAAAGGCCCTGCCGTTCTCCGGCAGCACGCCTGACGCTGCGATCCAGCCGCTCAGCGGCGACGCCTTCACGTTGGAGCCGCTGCAGGTAGCGCTGAGCAGCAGTGCTGAGGGGTTCGGCCAGTCGATGGATGCCGCCAGCGGTGCCATCAACGTGGTGGCCACCACAGCCGGCCAGGCGGCCGGTGGATTCGAGAGCCTGATGCAGAGTTTTGGGCGGGTGGCGGCCGTCCTCGGTGGCGTCGCCATGGGTGTCGGCGGTGCCCAGCAGATGAGCAAGGGCGGCACTTACAACACGCTGATGGGCCTGGCCGGCATTTTTGGGTCGATCGGGTCCATCGCTGGCCTGTTCGGTGGTCCCAGACCAGGAGGCGGCGGCAGCGTTTTCACCATGCCGATGCTCACCGGCGTGCCAGGCCTTGCTGGCGGTGGGCCCGCGACCAGCAATCAGCCGTATCTGGTCGGGGAGCAGGGCATGGAGCTGTTCATCCCCTCCACCTCCGGCACAGTCATCCCGAACGACCAGACCCGGGCCCTGCTGGCCTCTCGCAATGCACTGGCAGGTATGCCCCAGGGGCAGGGGGGCATGGGCGTAGACGATCCCACCGGCCAGGAGGGAACGCTGGGGCAGGCCTATGCCGGCGGCAGCAATGGCCGCTCAGGAGCCGCGACCGGATCAGCGTTTGCTGCCGCTCGCCAGGCACTGGCCGCCGCCAGCAGCATCACCCGGGAACGCATGACCGAGCGGGTGCTGGCCAGCACGATGACAGCTTCCAGCAAGCCCATTGACATCAGGTATCAGTCAGAGGTGATCAACCAGACCGCCTACGTCACTGCAGAGCAATTCGAGCGTGGGATGGCCAGCGCCGCCGAACGTGGCCGAGCGCTCACCCTGGGCGCGCTCAAGAACTCAGTGAAGGCACGACGACAGGTGGGGATCTGAACATGGCCGTTGCATTTTGTAATTACGTCCGATTCAAAGATACTGAAGGACAGTATCTCTCCTACAACTTCCAGAACTTCTTTGTAGGAGAGAATCCCAGCCGACAAGGCGTGACATACTTTTTTGCCCCTTTTGCTGTGACGCCGGGTGCCGGCACCAAGGGCGGTGACCGCTCCGATTCAGCGATCGTCGCCCCAGTCGACCAGCTGGTGGCAAACCTGTTTCGTGAAGCCTGCGAGCAGAGCTGGCTGTGCGAGATCACGGTCGTTCTGCTGGATCCCATATCGTTCTCGGAGGTGTTTCAGGTCACGACGGAGACGTGGACCTGCAGCAGGCCAGAGGTGACCACAGAGCGGATCGTCTTGCGCCTGGCTTCACCGCTTGATGCCGTTGACAGCCAGATTCCGCGGCGCACCCTGAGCAGTCGATTGGTGGGCAGCCTGCCATCCAGTGGCAGCCTCTCCGCGGCATGAGCGGCAGCAAGAGCTGGATGCGCTACGTGGGACTGCCGTATCGGATGGGTGCGGATCCGCAGCGCAGCAACGCAACCGATTGCATCCGCCTGGTGCTGCAAGTTCTCGCCGATGCCGGCCTCAATCCACCAGCCGTGGAGCGGCAATGGTATCGATGGCTGGCGCAACGTGACTTTAAGGCAATCGAGGCGGACTGGTATCGACTCACCGAGCAGGTGCCAGGACCAGAGGATTTTGCGATGACGCTTCTTCCGACGGAAGGTGATTTTTCAATCGCTGTTGTTGTTGATAACGGCCTTCTGACTGTGAAGGCTACGGTGGGTGTTGTGTGGGTGCCGCTGAGCAGCATGCGCCCCCTGAATTATCGGCGCCTGAAGCATGCCTGACGACCTGCCTCTGCTTCCGTCAGACCGCTACATCGCCAACCTTCTTGGCCTGACAGAGGATCAATATCGCTTCTACCAGGCGGAGGTCCGCCGCCGAGCAATGGCGCAACCACGCCCAGCAGTGGTTGCAGAACCCGCCACACTTGCAACCATCTCATTGGTCGCCACCCTGGTGTCCGTGGGACTGACGATCGCGGCGTCATTCTTTAAGCCGAAGCAGCAGCAACAGCCACGGCTGCAGCAGACCCAGACGCAGGGGCAGACCATTCAGAACCTGCGGCGCTTTGTTGCCCGCGGTGGTTTTGACTCCCTTCAGGATGTTGCTTCTATCGGTGATTTCATTCCGTTGATCTATGCCCGCCGCGAGCTGATCGATGGGCAGTTCTACGGGGGCCTTCGCGTCAATGCGCCACTGATCTGGAGCCAGATCGTCGCCCTCGACAAAGGGCAGTTCCTTCGCGCCATGTTTCTGATCGGTGAAGGCGACCCGGGACTTCAGATAGATCCGTCGAATATCGCAATCGGAAACAACACGCTTGGCTCCTATCTGCTGGGCAACAACGAGAACGCTCGTTTCACGGTCTACTACAGGCCCAACGGTGGCAGGATCACGGCCTCTGATCGCATTCTTGGCACCAGCAATGATCCCGGGAGGTTGACTGAATCGGATGTGTATGCCGTTGCGGATGAAAACGGCAATCCAGCGGCCTGGTTCTGTCATGCTCGCCGGCCCAACACCCAGACGCAGTTCGGCGTCTACACCCTGATTGGCAACGGTTTGGGCTTTCGGGTCAATCCATCTCTCAGGCCAGGAGTCAACGCACAGATCACCGTCAAGGTCAGCGGCTCCAAGAAGAGAAGCAAGGCTGAAGGTCGCGTTGTCTGTGAACCGGACTTCGTTTCCCTGGCCCAACGCAACAAGTTCAAGGCCAAGTTCAGCGGTCGCTCAGGCCTCATCGACAACGACGGCAGCACCTGGACCTACCACCTCTCCAACACGTCAGACGCACTCACCGTGTTCGAGGCAGGAGAGAACCTCTCTAGCTGGGATACACGTGCCGAGGTCGCTGATAACCCCTTCCCCAGCATTCCTGATTCGACTGTTGAGGGTTGGCTCGACCTCGGAGACGTCCTCTCCTCCGGCAATTCGCTCTCCGTGATTGCCACTCTCAGCCCAGAGTCAGTTGAACCCGCAATCGCCACTCAGGACGATGGCACGTACGTCGTGAGCTACAGCATTTTCTTCGTGCGTGGCAGCAAAGACATCTACACCGAGCACGTCGTCTCGATCTCGAAGACCACCACCATCGTCGCCGGCTTGCCTGTCGTCACCTACGACTACACCAACCTCGAGGCCACACTCACGGTCTCGGTGAACGATCGCCTCGATGTCCATCAGGAGCGATCCGGTGATGTGGCCGCCGCCGTTGCCGGTCGGCAGAAGACCTGGGACGACAGCCTCCAGGTGGGTGAACTGCTCAAGGTTGGCAGTGCCCTGGCCATCTGCTCCGCGCGCAACCCAGCAGACATTGCCTTCAACTCAGACGCCGACTTTGAACCCGTCAGCTCTGCTCAGGGCAACTCCGTGGAGGTGTCCCTCAAGATTGTTCGCAGCGGCTCATCACAGACAGTCAGTCTGAATGACATCACAAAGAGCGCACTCGATGATCCCGCTTTCTACTCAGCTACGAACTTCCCGCATCTATACCGCATCGCCATTGCCAATTTCTCCACCTTGCGGGAGTGCCGGATCGTTGAGGTCTGCCTCCGCAGTGCCCTTGGCATCCGCATCTCAGGCCTCTGCAATTTCCGCGACACGCTCACCTACGAGCAGATCGACGACCGGGCTTGCTACGACAAGGAGGACAACGCAATCGCTCCGGGTGACTACCTGACCGTCGATATTTTCAACAGCGGCCAGATGAACAGCTCCGAGGAGCGCTATAGCTTCTTTCGGATCCGCTACCGCGAAGCCGGCACCGAGGACGCCTTCACCGAGCTCGCCCCCTGCTTTGGCGTCCGCGGCATCACTCAGCAGAACGTCTTCAACGACTTCCGCCTGGTGATGCCCTCCGTCAAGCGGTGGGAATACCAGCTCGAGCCGCTGTCCGGCTGGGAGATCCGCTCCGGCACCGCCACTGGCGACCTCGAGCTGATCGACAGCGGCCTCTCCACCCAGCGCACCCTTACGACAAACGGCGTCACGATCAGCTTCCGCGGTGCCATCGGGCCTTCTGGTGCAGCCTTCATCCCGGCTGGCCTGCGCAGCTCCCTGGGCCCCGAACGCTTCCGCCTGGCCAGCGTCCAACGCGGCAACAATGGCGAGATCGGCATCGGCTACAGCGACAACAGCTCCTACCTCGATGCCTGGGGGAAACTTGCCGAAGCCTTCGTCTACGAGGAGGTGCGCTCCAGTGCCGATAGCGGCCCCGAGCACGAGATCGTCAACGTCAACGAGATCATCCCCAACGAGACCGCGCCCCAGTACGACCGGCTGGCGATCCTCGGCTTCAATGTCCGCTTCGGGCCCGAGTTTCAGCAGTTCGGCCAGCTGAGCGTCTACGTGACCCTGGCTCTGGCCGATGGCACCCACCTGCTGCCGGAGGTGCTCAGAGACGTCCTGACTGACCCCACCTACGGCAAGGGGGATCAGATCACCTCTGCGCTGATTGATGGAACCAGCTTTGAGGCCAGTGCTACCTGGTGTCGTGACCGGCTGCTCTTCTTCGATGGCGGGTTCGTCGGTCGAGTCAACCTGCGGCAGTGGGCAGCAGATGTGGCCGCGGCCCACCTCCTCTTCTTCGGCGAGAGCGGCGGGCGCTTCTGGCTGCGTCCCGCGTGGCCTGGCACCGTCAGCAGCCCCGCAGCGGTGGCCATCCAGGGCATCTTCACTGCCGGCAACATCCTCGAGGGGACTTTCTCCCTGGAGTACCTGGAACCCGAGGATCGGCGACCCATCCAGGTGAGCGTCAAGTACCGGGAGGAGCGCCTCTCGGTCAACCTCGACAACCCTGGGGTGTTCCCGACGGAGCGCGAGGTTCTGGTGCGGGAGGCCAGCCCCTTCGGGGCCGATACCGACCCGATCGAGTCCCTTGATCTGACCGACTACGTCACCAGCCGGCGGCACGCCATCGATGCGGCACGGTTCATGGTCCGGATGCGCCGGATCGTTGACCATGCGGTCCGGTTCTCCACCACCCATGAGGGCCTGGTGGCCGCCATCCAGCCCGGAGATTTCATCCGGGTGGCGATGGACATCTCCAGCGTCAGCGAGCTCCGCAATGGGGCTGTGCTGGGGAATGGCGCCCTGGTGAGCACGCAGCCCTTCAGCGACGGCACCTATCAGGTGCTGGCGTGGAATGGCAGCAATGGCACAGAGCCAGCGGTCACCAGCCTGGTCGTCAGCGGCGGCGGGTCTATGGCCACGCCCGCCGGTGTCATCTTCACGCTGGTGAACACCGAGACTCAGACCAACACGTACCAGATTGAGCGCATCACCCCCTCAGAAGATGGCGCGTTTAGCATCGAGGCAGTTCACATGCCTACCACCGACAGCGGAATCCTGGTGATGGCTGATGGTTTCGTTGATGATGCCAACTGGGTGATTCAGTGATGGCTGTTCTTTTCCCCGATATTCAACCCAGCTCGAGGCGTTTCGCGCCACCACGCTGGCCCACCAGTCGTCAGCGCAGTCAATCCGGGGTGGTCAGCCTACGCCTGTGGGGCAGCAAGCCCGCCAACGGTGAGCTGTCCCTGGGTTTCAACAACATCCGCGACGCACTGGCAGGGCAGATCGTTGACGTCTACGGGAGCGCCAAGGGGGACCTCTTCGAGGTCCAGCTGCCGGATTCGATCTTCGCTGGGGCCACGGGATCCCTGCTCACAAGCCTGCAGGCACTGACCCAGCAGGGCTTGCGCTGGTACTTCAAGGAAAACGATCCACCTTCCGTTGAGTCTGTCCGCCCTGGTATCTCAACGGTAAGAGTGAATCTGAGCCTGGAGCTTAGAGTGAACTGATCCCTTCACCCCGGCCCTGATGTCGCTCCTGACCGGCAGAAACGGCGAGATGCGCTTCGAGGGTGTGCGCATCGCGAAATGTCGTGAGTTCTCGATCCAGGTCGATCGTGATGCCCTGGATTGTTCGGTGCTTGGCAGCTCCGATCGCGAATACACCGAAGGGATGCGCGGCGCCACGGGGAGTGCCACCGTTCTCTATGACGAGGACGACCCCACCACCATCGACCTGGTCAACAGCATCTTCAGCGACAGCAACGGTGGACGGCAGATCGCTCTGATCCTCAACACCACCACGAACAGAGGCCTCTCGTTCAAGGCCCTCACCACCCAGGTGGGAACGCCTGTGAGGGTGGGTGACGTCACGGCCTGCAGCATCAATTTTCAGGTCACCGGACCGTTTGACGGTGGGTTCTGATGGCTGTCCTGGGGCACCGCGGCAAGCTCTGGCTGCGTCGAGAGGCGCCGGATCCCGTAGTGCTGCCCACTACGGCCGTCCACCTGGCCAGTAACGCCATCCTCGTCCGCAATCCCGGCTACTGGAGCGGTGATCAGGTCACGATCGTTTCCACTGATGGCCTGCCGGTCGACGGTGGCAGTGGCCAGCCCGGCTGCCCCGATGGTCACGCGATGTACCGCGGTGGGCCATGGCAGCTTGGCGCCAACCGGGCCCATATCTCCAGTGATGCAGATACGTTCTATGCCGAAAATGATGCGGCAGCGTTCTACCTGCGCAGCCAAGACGTTGGCCTTGCTGTCAGCCGAGATTACTTCATCTACCGGGATCAACTGGATCGCCTCAGCTTCTACACCTCGCAGGCCGCGGCGTTGCGTGGCGCTAGCGGCGAACGGGTCCCTCTATTTGCAGTCGACTTTGACAATCTGATCCTGGCGCCACTTGGCTCCGAGGCCTACCAAAGCGCACTGGAGCTATGCGTTATCGGCGGCGCCGATGACGAAAGCAGTCTCGCCTCTGTATGCAGCAATGCACCCGTCTATCAGCCGTCACCGATCAGCCCGGCTGACTGCAACAGCGGAAGCCCCTCCGGCGATTGCGGCCTGTGGAGTGTGCAGGGCCAGCTGAGCGAGTGGAACCTGAATCTGACGGCCCAGGAGGTTGACACAACCGCAGTGGGCGAAAAGTTCGGCGATTCGATCAAAAGCCTGATCACCGGCGGTGGACAGCTCGACTTCCTTGTGGCACGCGAGCACCTGCTGGATCCATCAGGTGCTTCCAAGAATGACACGACGATATTGATGCGTCTGCTGCTGATGAGCGAGAAAGGCTGCAAGGCGGATGCCCAGTTCTGGATGATCGACGATCAGGCCGATGCGGGGGAGCTCCTGCCTGGTGACCTGTACTACAGCACGCAGCTGCTGGTCACATCGATGGCAATCAACACCCGAGCGCCGGAGATCATTGCGGGTTCCCTGAACTTTGTGACCGTTGGCGAAATTGCGCTGAAGATGGGAACTGACTAGCACCATTTTGGTGCTGGCTACAGTGACAGCATCGACCCGTGTGTGCTGTGACGAAAATCATCAGGGCTGGCCTGTCCGGTGCGCTCGACAACATCGAGCTTGCGCAGTCGAGCTTCCGCCGGCAGATCGCTGCCGTCACTGATGCGGTTCGTCAGCTCGGCGGCGCTGCCGAGATCGAGGCCGGAAGCGTCGTCAATGATCCCCTAACAGCGCCATACGTTCTCTACGTCAACTTCTACACCGGTAGCGATAAGTTCGTCTCAGGCAGTTACTCCACAAGTGGATCGGCGACGCAACGTATTGAATTACAGCGCCTGGAATGTGGCTACACCCCCAGTCGACCATTTAAGACAATCAGCCGCGCCATCATTGAAGCCGGTATCATCACGTCCAAAAGCTACTATCAGCAGCCGCTTGGTAACAACGACCTCGTCAGCATCGTCCTGATGCCTGGTGCCACGGTCGTGCTCAACGGCGCCGGCTCCTCCGTGTCGGAATGGACGAACGGCAAGATCCCCACCGACGCTGAGCTCCAGGCCTTCAATACGACGGCCACCGGCGGCATCATCCTGCCTCGCGGCTGCAGCCTGGTCGCGATGTCCAGCGACCTGCGCAAGACGATCCTGCGCCCCGACGCCGTCCCCAGTCCCGCCCCCGAAGCAGCGGACTGCAGCAACCGCCGCACCATCTTCAAGGTCACCGGAACAGGCTATTACTGGGGCCTGACCTTTATGGACAAGGTGGGTAGCACCAGCTCCCACCACCTGCTCCATTGCTTCGAGTTTGCCAGCTCGGCGGAGCTCGATGAGTTCTACGGCAAGATCCGCACCGCCTTTGCCGGCGCCAACAACACCGGCGGCCTCGACCCCGCCCTGGCCGTCACACGCACCCCCGAGTTCGAGATTGTCGGTCCCAGGCCCGCCTCCGGCAGCCAGACCGCGGCAACCGACACCACAACCTCGGCCAGCCCCTACATCTTCAACTGCAGCATCCGCAGCAACTACGGCCTCTGCGGTGTCTTCGCCGATGGTGCCAAGCCCACCGGCTTCAAGTCGATGGTGCTCGCCCAGTTCACCGGCGTCAGCCTCCAGAAGGATCTCAGCTGCTGGCAGCAGTTCACCTCTTCCCCGAGCGCGGCCTGGACCACGGTCACCAACTACGCCAGCTACATCAACGCCGATCCCGATGATCTGCGGATGGATCCCGATCGCAGGTCGTTCCACATCCGGGCGATCAACGACGCCATCATGCAGGAGGTGAGCGTTTTTGCCATCGGCCAGGGCATCCACCACTGGACCCAAAGCGGCGGCGAGCTCACCGTCACCAACAGCAACAGCAACTTCGGTGGCTGCGCTGCATTGGCCGAGGGCTACAAGAGCTCTGCCTTCGTCTCCGATTCAAGCTGGAACGTCGGCTCCATCCGCGTCGCCACCAACCTCAGCGAGAAGACCGCAAACGTCCGGCGCATCTTCCTGGGCACCGTCGCCGAATCCACGACGAACACAGCGACGACGATCACCCTGACGGAAAACCTCGCCGACAGCACCGTCAATCCGGGCGTTCCCCAGCTCCTCGACAAGGACGGCTACTCCCTGGTCAGCGGCCACTGGGTCTGGGTCGAGAACACCCGCGGTGATGACTACCGGGCTCAGCTTGCCTCCACCCCTTGGAGCTCAGCCAACCCCAACCGCATCGTCGTCACCGCCGCCTTCGAGAACGGCAACGGCGAAGCCCCTGGTGATCCGATCGTGAACGCGCAGGGCTTCAACACCGGTACCTTCCCCCCGCTGGCTGGTGCCCGCATCTACGTCCGCCGCCTGGTGGACACCCGCTCCGTCGACGAACGGCGCTACAGCCTGCGCTGCAACAACACCATCAGCCGCTCGCGCACGCCAGTCCGCGACTACGTGCTGCAGACCACGCCCGGCGATGGCGGCATCACCGGCACCATCAGCGACAGCCAACTGCTGGTGGTCGCCTCCGCAGCCTCGATTGCCCCCGAGGGCGCCGGTGTCATCCGTTCGGCCTCGGTGGAGCTACGCCGTGCCAACGCCGCCAACACCTGGGCCACCGGCCAGATCTACCGCATCGGCGACGTGGTGCGCCGCGACCTGAAGGCCTACAGCTGCAAGCAGGCCAATCAGGACACGACCTTCGACCCGAACAAGTGGGAGGAGATCTTTGTCCACATGGAGTCCACGTTCAAACCCGAGGACTTCTGGAAGAACACCCAGCCGATCATCATCTTCAACAACGACGACGATCCTGATTCGGCGACATGCGGCTACAACCTCACCACCGTCTGGTCCACTGACGAGGCGATCCGCAAGCAGTTGCGCAGCGGTGTCGACTACCTGGCGCTGCATTCGTTGCTGGTGAGCCTCGGCTTCAGTGCCGCCAACGCCCACACCATCCTGCTGCCCAAGACCAGCAGCACCCGAGAGCGGAATCCCGCCAGTGCCCTGGACGGTCTCGGTGCCCCCTCCGGCGCTGCGAATGCGTGGGGCAACTGGGCGATCGAGTTCCGCCGCCCCTCCAACATCCGCCTGTTCGGCCACGCCTGGGAATGGGCCGGCTTCCTGAACTACTCCAAGTCCCTGCCTGAGTACCAGCTCGAGCTCTCTCCTCTCAACAAGTTCACCTACTACTTCACCAACAAGAACGGCGGCAGGGTCTACGGCAGCGGCTTCAACGAGGAGGGTTTCCTCGTCACACCCCAGGGCCTGCAGGATCTGGCCACCGGCAACGAGATCACAGTCGAGAACCTCGGCGACCGGGACGTGCCGATCGATCAGGTCGAGTTCCCGACTGTGTTTGACAACATCACCGTTGAGAACAATGCAACGATCACGAATCTGATCGTCAACGGCAATATCACCGGTCAGCCCAACTGGGGCGTAAACCCCTACGGACCTGCCAAGTTCCTGCCTGAGCTCCCCGCCGCCAGTACCACCGAGGCCGGCATCGTCGAGCTCGCCACCACCGCTGAAGCCGTGGCCGCCGCCGTCAGCGACCGGGCTGTCACCCCAGAAGGCCTGGGCGCCTTCCAGGACGACTTCCTGGATCGACTGGCCTTCATGTCCGACCAGGAGTCGATTGTCTACGTGGACGGCAGCGTCTCCACCAGTGGTGGCAATGCCAGCTACGTAAGCATCCCCGATCCGATCTGGGCCGACATCAAAACCAATGCCGCCATCCATGGCATCGCGACATGGACTGGCACCAAGCCCAGCGGAGAGGCCAACTCCGATCAATACAAGTTCGTTCGCACAATCATCTTCAACAATATCCGCGAGGCGCTTCTTTTCATCAACAACCGGGTTCCCACAACCCGCAGCCAGATCGAGATCCGCCTATATGGAACTAGCGACTCAAACATTGTTGGCACAGTTCGCAGCACCAGCTATACGGGCACAAGTCCAATCCTGATTGCCAACGGTGCTTCGGCGACAACCGTTTCTGGCAAGGGGTGGGGCGCTGTCCACTACTCCGGCTATTTGTCTTTCCCGAATACTTCCGTCACGTTCCAACAGGTCAACCTCGATGTTGCTGGCACGCTGACAGCCACAAGTCAAATTGCGACAAGCCGAAGACAGTTCTTTGCTAACAACCTGACGTTCATCAATTCGCGGGTTGCTGTCAGGGCATCGACAGGAGCTCTCGGTGTCCGAGTCTTCGAGGCGTTGAACGAACTGGCGTTTATCGCGACAGAACCGCTCCTTAACAAGAACGAGATCAATGTCACGTATACCTCCGCCAGTATCTCCAGGGTAATCGTTGGTCTCTGCGATAGCCTGCTCATCAGCTCGAAACAAAACCGAGCTGCCGACGGAACAAGCTCTGCGTCTAAGTTCGAGCTTGATCTTGTGATCAATCGCACCGGTCTGGCTGGTGCAAAAGGTCAGACTGCGTTCGCAATCGCCAGGCAAAAGGCCAGCATCGACCTTTCCCCAAGCGAGACCCAAGCATTCTCGGGTTCCACGTTGCGTTTCAATTTCAGCGGCTCTAATTTCACCAGCTTTGACTTTATTCAGACCGATGCTGGCTTTAGTGCTGCAACGTTTAACCTCTTCACTCAGGGCACTGTCAACGATTACAGCATCGAGGTTCCTAACCGAGGAGCTGTTTCCCAGGTTTACGGGGTCAGATCAGCCTCTCCAATCTCAATCGATCGGGAATCTACCGGTGTTGCTGGTCCGCTATTGCCCAATCAGACGGGATTCCTTTATACGTTTGCCGACGTTTTCAAAAATGCCGGCGTCGGCTCAGCAAGTGCTTATCTGTGGGAAATCCCAAATGGAAGTTACAGGTACGGCAATTTCATTGTTTCAGGCACTGATTCCGTTTCTTGGGACAACGGAGGAACCGCTTACCAGCCACCAGCCGGCAGCATTGGCAGTGGCACGGTCACCAGTGTCAATGTTCTGGCCCAGTCCAGCGTTGGCGGAGGTCGACTCAACGACGTTCTGAACATTACCGGTGGTCCGATCACGGGCAGCGGATCGCTCACGATTTCCGCGCTCAGCCAGACACAGGGCTTTTTCTTCGCCGCGCCATCTACAGGCAACGGATTCCCCACCTTCAGGGCGCTGGCCAGTGCAGACCTGACGGGCACCGATGCCGTCAGGACCACCGCCACGCAGACGCTCACCAACAAGACACTCACATCGCCAACCATCGGCGGCACGGCAGCCTTTGCAGCAGGCACTGCAGCTGCCCCGAGCGCGGCGTTTGGTGACACCAACACTGGCTTCTTCCGAGTCAGCGCGGGCATCCTCGGCCTCTCTACCAGTGGAACGGAAGCACTGCGGGTCGATGCGACAGGTCGAATCGCCTCTGCAGCGACAAACCTCGGTGGCCTCAACGGCGCCTACAACTTGGCAGCTCCGCTAACAGGCAGCAGCAACGCCAACGGCATCAACTATGCACCCTCGATTGCAACTGACGTCACAAATAGCTGCAGCATCTTCCGCTCAAATCCCTCAAGGCCAGACGGAACATCTGGAAGCCCAACGCCAGCCACAACAACCATCCGTCATTTCTTTGCGGACCAAGGCACAATCACTGGTGGGTTCAGAGGTGCTGTTACCAACCAATACGGCTTCTTTGCTAACAGCAACCTTACCGGTGCTACCAACAACTATGGGTTCTACTCCAACCTTGACACTGCGGTAGGAGAGTGGAACTTCTACGCCAACGGAACAGCGCCCAACTACTTCCAGGGAGACCTTCGCACGGCAACTGTTGTCACGCAGCGTCATGTACCTGCGAGTACCACGTTCTCCGCAAACGCCGCAGTCCTTACAAACACTGCCCTGACCGATGGAATTGTCACGGGAACACCGACAGCTGCTTCCACGATGCAGCTCCCAACCGGAACAAACATGGACAGCGTGTTCCAGGAACTGCAAAACAACCAATCACTTGAATGGACGCTAATCAACCTTGCTGCTACTACAAACACCATCACTGTGACGGCTAACACGACCCATACCGTGATCGGAAACATGGTCGTGGCCGCAAACTCATCGGCACGATTTATCACTCGTAAAACCACCGCTAACACCTTTATCACCTACCGCGCTTCCTGATCATGACTGAACCCATCGAACAGCCTCACTTTTCCGGCCTGCTTCAATTCATCTATCTCAACGGCACAGTCCAGTACAACGACCAAATCGGTCCCCCCGAGGACTTCCCCCTCACCGAGGCCGAGCTCCTGCAGATCACCCGTCAGTTCGAAGCCAACCCCATCCAGCCCCCCGAGGACTGACCGGCCCGGCCCTGGTTCCGCCCCGTAGAGCAGGCGTCTAGGGGCTTGGATGTGCTAGGAAAAGGG